AAGGCAGTTGTTAATATTGGTAAGGTTATAGACCCTGCTAAAACAACAGATCCTGAAAATCCTGTATACTACCCAGGATGGGCTTATGATGTCATGAGTACAGATGACTTAGACTTCGGAAGTAATGAGGTTTACCCAGGTGATGCTTCAGCACATCAGTTCTATGGATTTCCTAGAAATGCAGAAGTTCCACCACCAATAACAACTGAAATGTAAAATGTTTAATATAAAATTATTTTTTTGGTACTTAGAAAAATTTAGCTTGGCTATGTGGGGATTAAATTTGATGGATATAATGGCTATATCTAACATTGATTTCTTTAAAGATATTGATGACAATTTAAAAACTTACTTTGGTATTGTTGGGTTTGTCTACTTACTTATTCAATTACCTTTTAAGGTTATGGAATTAATATCAAAACATAAATTTAATAAACTTGAAAACGAATTAAAAGAGCAAGACTTGTTAAGTAAAAAAACACACCTTGAAGATTTAAAAGAGGCAAACAAGGTATTAGAAAATTTTGACCAAATACATAAAAATAAAAAATGAATTACTTCCCATCACATGAGTTTGATTCTCCTGACCAACCTGGCAGTGGAAAACTAATGAACGAAGTTTTAGTTGAAATGCTAAACGAGGTTAGAGAAAAGTTTGGAAAAGCTATTATTATAAATAGTGGATATAGAACCGTAGAACATAACGCTAAAGTTGGGGGTAAGCCTAACTCATCTCATTTAAAAGGATTAGCTGTAGACATAAAGTGTACTAACTCTACAGATAGATTCCATTTATTATTTTTACTTCAAGAAATAGGCTTCCAGAGAATTGGCGTTGCAAAAACATTTATTCATGTAGACCTAGATTTTGATAAAGCTCAATCAGTATTATGGACATATTAAACAAAATACCAAAAGATAAACTATTACATTTTTTTGTAGGTAGTATTATATTATTTTTATCATTGCTTTTTTTTAATACAACCGTATCGGTGTCTATTGTTGTGGCTACAGCTGCTGTAAAAGAAATTATATATGATGACTTTTTAGGTAAAGGTACACCAGAAGTTCAAGACTTTGTTTACACAATACTACCATGCATATTTTATTTAATAAATATTTTACTATGAAACTGTTACAAATAATTGGTAACCTTTTAGGTTTAGGTAAAGATGCTTTGAATAGTAGAGCAGAATTAAAAAAGTTAAAAGCAAAGCAAGAGCATTCTATTATAGAGGCACAGACAAAAGCTCAAGTTGATAGGATATTATCTAATACTGATTCAGATAATCAGATTGACTTGGTTACTGCTCAAAACAAAAGACACACATTAAAAGATGAGGTTGTAACCTATATATTTTTAGTTCCTGTGTTTATAGCCACAATAACTCCATTTTTAATTGCGTTTAATAACAATGAATGGACAGAGCTTTCTGTCTATGTAAAAGAATCATATCAAAACCTAGACCAGTTACCAACGTGGTACAAGTGGGTGCTTGCTGCAATTATTATTGATGTACTTGGGTTTAGGAGTTTTGCACGAAAAGTTTTATCAAAATACATTAAGTAAAAATTAGTATCTTTGATGAAGTAAATTATTAGTTATGCCAAAGATTAGTTCATATAATACGGTTACACCTCAAGGTGATGATAAGATAGTTATCACTCAAAAAAATGGGACACCAACAGATGTTACTAAGAACATTACTGTTGAGGGTTTAAAAAATTACATAAAACAAGCTGATGATATTCCTACACCTTATATGTATGTTTTGAAAAGACCATATGTTGATGCAACTACAAGAAATAATAAAGCTTTTGTGGCTATGCAAAAACCTGTTGAAACAGATTGGTTAACTAAAAATCCTAGGCTTTTTATGTTTAGATATAAAAAGCAAAAAGTTAAAAATTTAGCCCAGGTATATGTTATGAAAAGGGCAAATTTTATTCATCCTTCTCATAACAATGGAGAATATCAGAGAACTAATTTTCCAGGTAGCAATTGGGCATCAAGCGAGCAATTTGGTTTTAGTTCAGCTGAAGTTTTATTTCCTATTCCAACAGAATGGGATATAAATAGTGAATTAAAGATTGCTAAGACAGGGTCACTGATAACTGACTTTGCTTCTTTAAGACCTAATACATATATTGAAGTGCCTTTTAATCCTTTAGGATTTTTGTATGACAGCACGAATACAGAAGTGACATCACTTCCTGCGACAACAACAGATTATTTTTGGGGTACAAGATTTTCAGTTAAAAGACCTGCTGCTAATGTAAATCCCGATAATAATCTAGATAACAAAAGAACATCACAGATTATAATGAAATTTGCTATAGGTATTCCAAACCCTGCATGGACAAACACAAACCATGAGTTGCCATATATATTTGGAAATTTATCAAACGCATTAATGTTAAAATATCAATATAACAGTTTTGATTATAAAATTGTAGCAGGATATACTTTAACACAAGGCTCTAATGCTCCTGCTTCAAGAGCTTTTTAAAATATGCGAGGTGCGCAATTAGCGTCACATCCTTGAGATGTGCGCAATTAGCGTCACATCCTTGAGATGTGCGCAATTAGCGTCACCTCTTCGCTTAGAATACCTCTATTTTTTTAGGGGTATTTTTTTTTGTTTATATTTGTTATAAATTAAATCTAATTAAATGAATGATATTCGTAAGATAGCAATAGGTCCTGACTATAAAGGAGGAGCTATGCACTATGTTGTTGGGCAAGAAATATTAGGTGGGAAATACAAAATACATCATATACGATATGATGACAATCAAGATGCTTTTAAAATATGGATTGAATCTATATATAACAAAGAGGTTGTTTTGTGGAAAAAGTTTATCAGCATGCCTGTATCTGTCGAATATAATATTAACTTCTAATGAAATCACCTTACTTATTTATCACTACTCCTTTAGACAGTAAAAGATATAACAATACCAAAAAAATAGGTGGAGTAGATTTAATAACAAACACATCTGAGGAAAATCATAAAGCATCTAATCGTATTGCTGAGGTGGTAGCCACACCTATTGTGTATGATGGTCCTATAAAGCCAGGAGATAAACTTTTAGTTCATCACAATGTTTTTAAGTTTTACAATGACATGCAGGGTAGAAGAAAAAGTGGTAGAAGTTATTTTATGGATGACTTGTTTTTTGTTGAGCCTGATCAGTTTTACATGTACCATAATGGTAAGCAATGGAATACTAATGGCAGGTATTGCTTTACTAAACCTGTTGCTGCAGAAGACTATTACTTATACAAAAACACTAACGAAGAACCATTAATTGGTGAAATAAAATATAGCAATAATTATTTGCGTTCACAAAATGTGAATCCGGGAGATAAAATTTGTTTTAAACCAGAAAGTGAGTATGAATTTGAAGTAGATGGTGAAAAACTTTATCGAATGTTTGACCATCAAATAACAATAAAATTATGAGTGACAAGCCTAAAAGAAAAAAAAGACCAAGAATAAAATATAATCCAAATGGCACTAGACCCAAAAACTTTAAAGAAGAATATTATTCAGGCAGGAATGAGAGCCGTAGAGCAACTAATTAAAGTTGCTAAGGAAGATATAATTAAACCAGACCCTGAAGACGAGCTAGCTGCTGATAGATTAAAGAATGCTGCAGCTACAAAAAAGTTAGCTATATTTGATGCTTTCGATATACTGACTAGGATAGAGAATGAAAAAAATTTAATGGAAATCGAAGCACGAGGTCCAAGTAAACTAGACACCAAACAAGGATTTGCAGAACGAAGGTCTTCATAGTTTATACAGAGTTGTAGATAATTACATCCCTAAAGGTATTCTTAAAAAAAAGAATAGAAATAAGTCATGGCAATATGGCTATAATGAAAAGTATGACGTTGTTGTAATATCTAAAACAGGCGAAGTTGGCGAAGTTTATGATATTAATGGACTTATGATTGGACTACCTAAAGCTCCAGAGTCTCTTCAAAAAGACAGTAATAAGTGGAAAAGATTAGAACCACCAAAGTTACTTTTAAAAATACAATCTATATTCCAATGGAATGAACATCCTAATACTTTCAAGGCTCAGTGGGTAGACTATATTGAAAGCGAGTTTGATAAAAGAGAGCAAGGTTATTGGTTTGTAAACAATAACAACAATACATATATAACAGGTTCACATTATATGTATCTTCAATGGACAAAGATTGATGTTGGTTATCCAGATTTCAGGGAAGCTAACAGAATCTTTTACATTTTTTGGGAGGCATGTAAAGCAGACCCTAGATGCTTTGGTATGATATATCTAAAAATCAGACGATCAGGTTTTTCGTATATGGCATCTGAAGAATGTGCAAATGTTGGGACAATATCTAAGAACTCACGAATAGGAATATTATCTAAATCTGGTTCTGATGCTAAAAAAATGTTTACAGACAAGGTTGTTCCAATTGTAAGAAACTATCCTTTCTTTTTCAAACCTGTTCAGGATGGTATGGATAAACCAAAAACAGAGTTAGCTTTTAGAATACCTGCATCAAAGATTACAAAAAAGAATATGTACAATGTTGATGATGAAGAAATGGAAGGTCTTGATACAACTATTGACTGGAAGAATACAGATGACAATTCTTATGATGGGGAAAAACTTTTACTATTGGCTCATGATGAAAGTGGTAAATGGCTAAAGCCTAACAATATACTAAATAATTATCGTGTTACTAAAACTTGTTTAAGGTTGGGTAGAAGAATAATTGGTAAGTGTATGATGGGTTCAACCTCTAACTCTCTTAGTAAGGGGGGTGAAGAGTTTAAAAAACTATACTACGATTCTAATCCACAGGAAAGAAGTAATAACGGTCAAACAAAAAGTGGAATGTATTCATTATTTATTCCAATGGAATGGAACTTTGAGGGGTACATCGATGATTATGGAATGCCTATGGATGATGTTGTTGATTACTGGAATAACGAAGTTGAAAGTTTAAAGAATGATCCTGATGCTTTAAATGAATTTTATAGACAATTTCCACGAACTGAATCTCATGCATTTAGAGATGAAAGCAAGCAGTCTCTTTTTAATTTAACTAGGATATATCAAAAGATAGACTACAATGATTCACTTATACAGGAGCATCACTTAACTAGGGGGTCATTTTCTTGGAAGAATGGAATAAAAGATACTGAGGTAATATGGACTCCAAACACAAGAGGTAGATTTTTAGTGAGTTGGATTCCAAAAAAAAACATGCAGAATAGATATAAGAAAAACCATAGAGGTGACTTCTTTCCTGCAAACGAACACCTTGGTGCTTTTGGTTGTGATAGTTATGATATTTCTGGAACTGTTGGAGGGGGTGCTTCTAATGGTGCACTAAGTGGAGTTACTAAATTTAATATGGATGATGCTCCTAGTAATCAGTTTTTTTTAGAGTACGTGGCTAGACCTCAAACCGCAGAAATATTTTTTGAAGAAGTCTTAATGGCGTGTGTTTTTTATGGAATGCCTATATTAGTAGAAAATAACAAACCAAGACTGTTGTATCACTTCAAGAATAGGGGGTATAGAGCTTTTAGTATTAACAGACCTGATAAACTTAAACACAAGCTCTCTAAGACAGAGAAAGAACTAGGGGGCATACCTAACTCAAGCGAGGCAGTAAAACAGGCTCACGCAGCAGCTATCGAGTCCTACATTGAATCTAACGTTGGATTGATTGGTCCTGATGAAATGGGATATATGCCTTTTACTAGAACACTAGAAGATTGGGCAAAGTTTGATATAAGTAATAGAACTAAGTTTGATGCCTCTATTAGCTCAGGATTAGCTATTATGGCTTGTCAAAGACATCTCTATCAACCTATTAAAAAACAATCAAATATTATTGTTAACTTTGCTAGATATAGCAATAAAGGAAGTCGTAGTGAAATAATAAGATAAATGAAAGACGTAAAAATAAATGTTTCTTCTGTTGGGTTTCCAAGTCAGTTTGTTTCTGATAAAGAAAAATCTTCAGATAATTTTGGCTTACAAATAGGTCAGGCTATTCAATATGAGTGGTTTAAAAAAGACGGTAACCAATGTAGATACTATAATCAGTCTAGAGAATTTCAAAGGCTACGTCTTTATGCTAGAGGCGAACAGTCTGTTAATAAGTATAAAAATGAGTTAGCAGTTGATGGTGATTTAAGTTACTTAAACTTAGATTGGACTCCTGTTCCAGTTATTCCAAAGTTTGTAGATGTTGTTGTAAATGGAATGAATGACAGGTTGTTTGACGTAAAGGCATATGCAGAAGATGCAATGTCTCAGGCACAGAGAAGTAAGTATCAGGATATGATACAAGGTCAGGCAGCAGCAAAAGATATACTAGAAATTGTTCAGAAAGAAACTGGAGCTGACCCATTTGTAATGAACCCTGACGACCTTCCTCAGACTGACGAAGAGTTAAACCTATACATGCAACTTAAATATAAGCCTGCTATTGAAATCGCTGAAGAGGAGGCTATCAATACTATATTTTCAGAAAATCATTATAACGATATTAGAAAAAGAGTTGACTATGATTTAACCGTTTTAGGTATTGGATGTACGAAACATGAATTTTTAGCAGGCGCAGGAGTTGAAATTAAATATGTAGACCCTGCAAACATTGTATATAGCTATACAGAAGACCCACATTTTAAGGATTGTTTTTATTGGGGCGAGATTAAGACGTTACCAATTACTGAGTTGATGAAGATTGATCAGTCTTTAACTAAACAAGATTTAGAAGAAATATCAGAGTATTCTCAAAGCTGGTATGATTATTACAATGTTGCTCAGTTTCAAGAAAATGACATATTTTATAAAGACACCGTTACTTTAATGTACTTTAATTATAAGACTACTAAAAAGGTGGTTTATAAGAAAAAAATACTAGAAAATGGTGGAGTAAAAGTGATAGAAAAAGATGACCAATTTAATCCTCCAGTAGAAATGATGGAGGAGGGTAGGTTTGAAAAAATAGAAAAAACCATTGATGTTTGGTACGAGGGTATTATGGTTATGGGTACGAATATTATTTTAAAGTGGGAGCTTGCTGAAAATATGGTTAGACCTAAGTCAGCTCAACAGCACGCATTACCAAACTATGTAGCGGTTGCACCAAGGATGTATAAAGGCGTTATCGAATCACTAACTAGGCGCATGATACCTTTTGCTGACTTAATACAAGTTACACACTTAAAACTACAGCAGGTTATCTCTAGAGTTGTGCCTGATGGTGTATATATTGATGCTGATGGATTAAACGAAGTAGACTTAGGAACAGGGAATGCTTATAATCCAGAAGATGCATTAAGGTTGTACTTCCAAACAGGTTCTGTTATAGGTAGGAGTTATACGCAAGATGGAGACTACAACCAAGGAAAAGTTCCAATCAAAGAGTTACAATCTAGTTCAGGTGCAAGTAAAACACAAATGTTAATTGCAAACTACAACCACTACTTAGGAATGATAAGACAGGTTACAGGATTAAATGAGGCTAGAGATGCATCTACTCCTGATCCAAATTCTCTTGTTGGATTGCAAAAGTTAGCAGCACTAAACTCTAATGTTGCGACTAGGCATATCCTTGAAGGCTCTTTGTATATATATAGAAGTTTAGCTGAAGCAATTACTTATAGAGTTGCTGATATATTACAATATGCAGACTTTAAAGATGATTTTGCTAACGCTATAGGAAAATACAATATTAGTATTCTTAATCAAATAAAAGACTTGTATATTTATGACTTTGGTATTTTTATTGAAATAGCTCCAGACGAAGAACAAAAGGCACAACTAGAAGCTAATATACAAATAGCTCTGTCTAAGGGTGATATAAATTTAGAAGATGCAATTGATATACGAGAAATTAAAAACATTAAGCTTGCCAATCAATTACTTAAAGTAAAACGTAAGGCATTACAAGATCAGCAGCAACAACAAGCAATGCAAGCTCAAGCAATGCAGGCTCAACAGGCATTAAAGTCGCAGGATATGAAAGCACAACTTATTATGCAGCAGCAGCAGGCTGAAATACAGGGTAAAATGCAGTTGAAACAGGCTGAAATTGCTTTTGAAATAGAAAAGCAAAACAATGAAGCTAATCTTAAAAGTAAATTAATGGCTGAGGAGTTTAAATACAACCTACAGTTAAGAGGTATAGAGTCTGAAGCACTAAGTCAAAGAGAAAGTCAAAGAGAAAATGCTAAAGCTAAAAGAATTAGCCAAGCAAACACAGAACAATCAAAATTAATACAACAAAGAAAAAATAATTTACCTCCAGTAAATTTTGAGTCTTTTGAGTCTAATGAAGATAGCCTTGATGGATTTGATTTAGCTGAGTTTAACCCTAGGTAGTGTAAAAAAACCGTATTATTTTTTTCTTATATTTGTAACAATTAAATTTAATCATATGGAATTTACAGTAAAAGAAGTAAAAGTAGGAGAAGAAAAGTCTGTACAACAGGTAGAACAAGAGCTTTTAGATAAGCATGAAGAAGGTCTTAAAGATGATACTCCAAAAGCGACAGATGAACCAAAAGCAACAGATGAACCTACTGAATTAAATGAGAAAGACGTTCTTTCATATATTGGTAAAAGATATAATAAAGAAATTAATTCATTTGATGAGTTAATGAGTGAGCGAGAAACTCAGGAAGAATTACCTGAAGATGTCGCTGCTTACTTTAAATATAAAAAAGATACAGGGAGAGGAATCAAAGATTTTGTAGAACTACAAAAAGATTTTGATGAAGCGAACCCTGATTCTTTACTTAAAGATTATTTGCGTGCTACGGAAGATGGTCTTGATGAAGAGGATATAGAAACCTTGATGGATGACTATTCTTTTGATAAAGACTTAGATGAAGAAGCAGTTATAAAGAAAATTAAGTTAAAGAAGAAAAAAGCTATTGCTAAGGCAAAAGATTATTTTAAAGGAATGCAAGAAAAGTACAAGCATCCACTTGAGTCAAGTGAAACGCAGGCTTCAAATGTATCTGATAAAGAAATGGAAGGCTATAAGCAATACATCGCAAATGCGAAGTCTTATGAAGAAGAGACTGCTAGAAAGAAAGAGCTTTACGACTCCAAGACGTTAGAAGTATTTACACCTGAGTTCAAAGGTTTTGAATTTAATATAGGTGAAGAAACAATAACATTTTCTCCAAGCAGTACTGATGAGTTAAAAAAGAATGCATTAAATCCAGGTAGTTGGGCAGCCAAGTATTTAGATGACGATGGTCTTTTAAAAGATTCAAAAGGGTTTCATAGGAGTATAGCAATTGCACAGAATCCTGAAAAATTTGCTAAGTTCTTTTATGAGCAAGGTAAAGCTAATGCCACAGAAGATGTGATGCGTAAGACAAAAAATATTAATATGTCTGATCGTAGAGCACCAGAAGTGACAAGCAAAGGAGGAACACAATTTAAGTCTTTAAACACAGAGAGTGGAAGAGGACTTAAAATTAGAAGTATAAAAAGAAAATAATTAATTTAAAAAAATAAAAATTATGGCAGGATCAGTCCAAGCTACGCCAGGTTTTGATTTGCAACCAAGTTCGCATCAAACACCTTTGGCTTCGAATTACATTACTGACTTCAACTTTTTGAATCAGTATTTACCAGATACTTACGAAAAAGAATTCGAAAGATATGGTAACAGAACAATCTCCTCATTCATTAGAATGGTAGGAGCAGAAATGCCTTCTAACTCAGACCTTATCAAATGGGCAGAGCAAGGAAGATTACACACCAAGTACGTTGATTGTGGTACTGCAGCAGTAGTAGCAGGTGGAGAAGCAGTTTTCCAAGTAAATGACGTTCTTAACCCTGCAGGTTCAACTGTACAAACAGGTTCTGGTGCAACAGTTCAGATTGCAATTAGAGTTGGTCAAACAGTTGTTGTTGTAAACAACGATGGATCAGGGGAGTTCAAAGCTATTGTAATAGCAGTTGACCTTGCAAACAACCAATTCACTGTTGCATTCTACGATGCAGGTGGTTATACAGGTGGTTCAGGATTAGGAAATGCTGATGCAAGTATTTTCATATATGGTTCTGAATTTAAGAAAGGAACAAATGGAATGCAAGGTTCATTAGAAGCTGACGATTTCATCTTCGAAAACTCTCCAATTATCATCAAAGATAAGTATGCAGTATCAGGTTCTGATATGGCTCAAATCGGATGGATTGAGGTTACTACTGAAAATGGAGCAACAGGTTACTTATGGTACTTGAAGTCTGAGCACGAAACTCGTTTACGTTACGATGACTATTTAGAAACTGCAATGATTGAAGCAGTTCCTGCTGAAGCAGGTTCTGGTGTTGTAACACAAACTACATCTGACCAAGTTGGAGACAAAGGGTCTGAAGGTGTATTTTATGTAGTACAACAAAGAGGTAATGTATGGGCAGGTGGAAACCCTAATGCTTTAGCAGACTTTGACGCAATCATTTCACGTTTAGACAAGCAAGGTGCTATTGAAGAGAATGTAATTTTCTTGAACAGAGACTTTGGATTTGACATCGATGATATGTTAGCAGCTCAAAACTCTTATGGAGCAGGTGGAACTTCTTATGGTCTTTTTGACAATGATGAGGAGATGGCACTTAACTTAGGATTTACAGGATTCCGTAGAGGTTATGACTTTTACAAGTCTGACTGGAAATACTTAAACGACCCAACAATGCGTGGGGGAGTTGATGGTACAGGAAGCATCAACGGATTGTTAGTACCTGCAGGTTCTACAACTGTTTATGACCAAATCCTTGGAAAGAACGCTAAGAGACCATTCTTACATGTTCGATACAGAGCTTCTGAAACTGAAGACAGACGTTACAAAACTTGGATCACTGGTTCAGCAGGAGGTGCAAGAACATCTGACTTAGATGCGATGGAAGTAAACTTCTTGAGTGAAAGAGCAGTTTGTACTTTAGGTGCAAATAACTTCTTCATCTTCCAAGATTAAGAATACCAACAAATGAAAGGGGGTCTCTTCAAAGAGACTCCTTTTTTATAAATTAAATTAAATTTTATCAAATGAAAACTACAGTAAAAAGAGTAGACAAGGTCTACAAGTTAACAAGGAATGCAGCACCTTTATCTTTCATGCTTGCAACTAGACACACTAGAAGATTCCCATTACTTTGGGTTGACCCTGAGACAGGAATAAACAGAGAATTACGTTATGCTAGAAATCAAGCTTCACCTTTTGTGGATGAGCAAGATGGTAATGCAATTATAGAGCCTGTTGTTTTTGAGGATGGATTTTTAAGAGTACCTAAATCTAACCAAGTATTACAAAGATTCTTAGATGTTCACCCCCACAATGGTATTAAGTTTAAAGAATTAGATAATGCAAAAGATGCTCAAGAAATTGTTGAAAACATTAACATAGAGCTTGACGCAATGATAGAAGCTCGTTCTTTGTCTATATCACAACTAGAGACTTTAACAAGAGTATTGTTTCAAAAAGACCCATCTAGAGTTAGTACGGATGAAATGAAGAGAGATATATTAGTTTATGCTAAAAGAGAACCTCAAGATTTTATGTCGGTTATAAACGACCCTGTATTAAAGCTACAAGCAACTGTACATAAGTTGTTTGAACAAGGTCTTATTAAATACAGAAACAAAAATAAAGAAGTGTGGTTTGCTACCAAAACTAACAAAACACGACTATGTGTAATACCTTTTGGAGAAGACCCAATTTATATAGTATCATCATATTTCCAAACTGATGATGGTGTTGAATCTTTAAAGATTTTAGAAAAAATACTAGACTCGTAATTGTATTAGGGAACTATAGTGTTTAGTAAAAGTAAGGGGTCTATTTTAAGACCTCTTTTTTTTTTTAACTATCTTTGTGTAAATAATAGTTAGGATGATAAACGATATTAGAAATACAGTTTTAGCCGTATTAAATAAAAACAACTACGGCTACATATCTCCACAAGATTTCAATCTATATGCACAACAGGCTCAAATGGATTTATTTGAGGACTATTTTTATGCGTATAATTACCAAATAAATAAAGAGAACCAAAGAACTTCAGGTACAGGCTATGCAGACATAAAAAAAGGTTATGTAGAGGTTATTGATTTTTTTTCAGTAACATCAAATTTAAGTCAAAATGGAGGTGCTACTGATAGATTTTTTTTACCTTCACTTGCAACCACAGGTTCAGACTTTTATTTAATTAATAAAATATTTATAGGGGGTACAGAGTTAGAAAGAGTTGAGCAGGGTAAAATATTATTACTTAACTCCTCTCCTTTAACTGCACCTTCTACAATGTTTCCTGCGTATACAACTCAAGGAAATATTGCAACAATATATCCATCTTTGACAGTAGCCCCAACAGTTACGTGTCAATACATACGTTACCCTAAGCCACCAAAATGGACTTATGTAGACTTAGGTAACAATAGTGAGCCAGTGTTTGACCAAACTCAACCTGACTATCAAGACTTTGAATTGTTTCCAGATGATGCCACTGATTTAACAATGAAAATACTACAATATGCAGGAGTTTCAATAAGAGAGGCATCAGTTGTTCAATACGCAGGAGCTGCAGAGGCTACTGAAAATAATAGCGAAAAATAATTATGTCATACCTTAGCCAATACGATTACTACGAAAATGGAGGTAATGCTCCTGAAGATTCTAATTGGGGATCATATCAGTATGTTTCATTGAAAGATATAGTTGTAAACTATCAGTTAATGTATTCTGGTAATCATTCCTTAGTAAATAATGAAGAAAGATATAAGATACTTTTTCATGCAAAAAGAGCGATACAGGAATTAAACTATGATGCTTTTAAGGAAATTAAAGTGCTCCAATTAAATGTTTCTGAAGACCTTAGATTTATATTGCCTTCAGACTATGTGAATTGGGTTAGAATATCTTACTTTCAAGATGGAGTTATAAGGCCTATGGTGGAAAATATCCAAGTAAACTCAGCTAAAGCTTACCTTCAGGCTAATGACAACAGAATACTTTTTGACCAAGACGGAAAGGCTTTACAGCCTGAGTATTCTCCTTTAGATTTTTCAAGAATTACAGGTCAAAAACCAAGCATATATTTAAACAGTCTTAGCCCTTATGATGGATTAATGGGTTACGAATATGAGGGGTGTTGGTATTTTGATTTTGCTGTTGGTGCTAGGTTTGGACTTAACACTGAAACAGCCAATGCTAATCCTACTTTTAGAATTGATAAAAAATCAGGCGTTATAAACTTTGATTCAACTATGGCAAACAATAGTTGTATATTAGAGTATGTGTCTGACGGTATGGAAGGTGGAGACGACACTCAAGTAACTGTAAATAAGTTGTTTGAAGATTATGTTTATGCGTATATTAGTTATCAAATATTAAACGGTAAATTAGGAGTACAAGAATATGTTGTTAACAGGGCTAGAAAAGCTAAATCAGCACTTCTTAGAAACGCAAAAATAAGATTAAGCAATATACACCCAGGAAGATTATTAATGAATCTTAGAGGTAGAGATAAGTGGATAAAATAATATGGCTACATTTCAAAGAAATTTTATAGCAGGTAAGATGAATAAATCCGTTGATGAACGACTTGTTCCAAACGGTCAGTATATTGATGCATTAAATGTTAGACTAGGTTCTTCTGAGTCTACTGAGGTGGGTGCTCTTGAAAACTCAAAAGGAAACACTAAGCTTACAAGTATAGGTTATCAGGGAGAGCTTTTAAGCACTAGTGCTAGGTGTATTGGTGCTTACGAGGATGGTGCTAATGAAACGTTATATTGGTTTATTCATGACTCTGATTTTACTTCATCTCCAACAGGTAAGCTTGACTTAATACTGTCGTATAATTTATCTACAGAAAACTTAGTGTATCATGTTATTAGTGTTTCAAATAAAAGTGTAAATCCTACTGAAACAGTTTTAAACTTTAATGAAAAACATCTTATTACAGGAATAAATTTAGTGGATGGCTTATTGTTTTGGACAGACAATTATAATCCACCTAGGTTTTTAAACACGCAGCGCAACTATAAATCTCCAAGTGGTACACCTTTGGTTGATGGAGATGGTAGTCCAGAATTATTTTTTGAGTCTTTTTTGGTTATAAAAAAACCGCCCCATAGTGCGCCAACTATTGAAATGACCACTACAAGTGGTGGTGAAGAAAATTACTTAGAAGAACGGTTTATTTCATTTGCCTATAGGTATGAGTACCAAGACGATGAGTACTCAGCTACGTCACAGTTTTCAGACGCAGCATTTTTTACAAACCCTTTTGAGTTTAGTTCTAAGTCATATTTAAACGAGGGAGTAACAAATAGGTTTAACACTGCAATTATAACATACAACTCAGGTAGTTCATTGGTTACAGCTATTGATTTGTTATTTAAAGACAGCAGTGGTACTGTAATTAGGGTTATAGAAAAATTAAAAAAATCAGAGCTAGGTCTTGCTGACAATACTAACTATACTTTTGTTTTTAGAAATAGTAAAATATTTACTATACTTCCTGAATCTGAATTACTTAGATTATATGACAATGTTCCTTTATTAGCTCAAGCTCAAACTTTAATGGGGAATAGATTAATGTATGGTAATTATATTGAAAACTACAACCTCGTTGATGTTAGTAATTCTCCTGTTAGACTTGAGTATGAAACAGAATTAGTTTCAGAACTTATAGGTCGTGAAGAAGTTTTAGATACATTTGGGAATGTGGGTTATACTTTTGGATCAACTACAAACATACCTAATGCTCAATTAATTATTGATTTAGAGGAATTAGACTTAGTTTCTGGTTCTCTTATTTCTATTGACGCAAGTTTTATTCATAACTCCTTTTCAGGAAATACTCCGTCTGAAACAACTGTTAATACGGATATTATATTTACATATGTATTACCTCAATCTTTTAATAGTGTATACGAACTAGCTACAAGTATAGACTTTCAAGAAAAAATAGGTATTGCGTCAAACATAAAACCTGTATATAGTTCTCACCCAGGAGACGAAACATCATGTCAAGGGTCTACTTTAACAGACGTAATTAACTGTGCTATACCAAATATTTTAGACAGCTCACAGCCTACTAGTTGGACTAAGTTTGAGAGTGGTATATCTGCAGCAAATCAGCCGTTGGCTATTATAACATCACCAGGATCAAACACAATAGGAATAGAATTGATTGCTATGAGAAGGGTGGATGCTACTAATAATCCTACGCAAAATGCATACGAGTATTTTAGTTGGAATTTTGCAGAGGTTTCTTTTCAAACAATAAGCAACACTAGAAGTTTACATAGTAACAGAGATTATGAAATAGGAATTGTTTACATGGATAATTTTAACAGGTCATCTACTGCTTTGGTTAGTCCTAACAATAGTGAACATATTCCATGTGGGTTTTCTGATCAAAAAAATTCTATAAGGGTAACAATACCTACCCAACAAAAACCACCATATTGGGCTACAAAATATAAGTTTGCTATAAAGCCTAGTAGAGAAAATTACGAGACTATTTACACTAGCATATATTTTATAGACCCAACGACTAATGAGACGTATTTTTTATTAGAAGGAGAAAACCAAAGAAAGGTTGAAACGGGTGACAGGTATATTGTAAAGGTTGATACTCAAGGACCTTTATTAAGATGCTCATACGCAACAGTTTTAGAAAAGGAAGCTAAAGAGGCTGATTTTTTAGACCCTGCACCACAAAATTCTGATGGTGAAGATATTTCTATTCCTGCAGGAACTTATATGAAAATAAAAGCTCAAGACTTTTCTGTGCAATTAGGAGATGACCCATTTATTTTACCAGGAAAACAATGCTCTGTATCAAAAAAAAGAAACCAATCTGTTATTGGAGTATATAGAGGGTTGTCTGGAACTCCAGATAACTTAGGAAATTACTCTCCTTTTGACATACCATCTGGTAGTAGAATAAAAATAGACTTTGACTTTACAAGGAGAGGTTCTGGAGATGGAAATTTAAGTTGTGAGAGAAGAAAGTATAGACTAGAAACCACCTTGACTGCCTCTAAAGATTATGACAATATTATTGAGTGGTGGAATGGAGACAATATAGGTGCTATTATAAACACAGGAACTCAAGAAGTTGGAGGTGGAGGTGCTGACATAGAAAATCAATATGACCCTATATTAAAAACAAGCGACACTAATAATTATGGTTTTGGTAATGGTAGTCAAGACATTAACTACTACGCATGGTTTCAAGACCCTAATACAAACGAGATACGTTTTATTACTTCAGGAACAACAGCCTGTGGTTCAAAGCCTAAGAGACGTTCTAACTCTTGTATTACCTTTGAGGTGTATAGATCAGAAAATACTATAGTATTTGAAACTGAGCCGTCTGACGCTCAACCAGATGTATGGTATTAAGGCTCTGAAACTTTTAATATTGTAAAAGAAGGATGTAAGTTTTTAGCAACTGTAGGGTCGTCTGAACCTCAGCCAATTGCTTTTGAGTATACCTTAGATAATATTTCACAACAACTTATTGTTCAGCCAGGCTCTCAACAAAAAACTATAGGAGATTGTGGGTCTATGGTTGTTTCAACATCTACACCGCCAAGTAATCCTGCAAACGTAACAATAGTTTCTACAGATTTAGAAAACTCTCACACAGGAAACGTACAAGACCAAACAACAAATCAACCAGCAATTATAGACACATCATTCTTTAATTGTTTTGCTTTTGGAAATGGTGTAGAGAGCTATAAAATTAGAGACTCAATTGTTGGAGCTCCACTACTATTAGGTAATAGGGTAACTACTACATCTGCTGAAGATTATAGACAAGCGAACAGGTTTGCAGATATAACTTACAGTGGGATATACAACGATGAGAGTAACGTTAATAAACTTAATGAGTTTAATTTAGGTCTTTTAAATTTTAAAAGAACAGAGGAATCTTTTGGGCCAATACAAAAATTATTTGCAAGAAGCACAGATGTACTTACATTACAAGAGGATAAAATATCTTATGTATTGGCAGGTAAAAATTTACTATCTGACGCAGCTGTTGGTGGAGCAATAACTTCTATACCAGAGGTATTAGGAACTCAAATAGCTAGACTAGAAGAGTTTGGTATAAGTTCTAATCCTGAAAGTTTTGCAGTGTACGGATACAATAAATATTTTTCTGACCAAAAAAGAGGGGTATTAATTCAGCTAACAGGTAGTGCTTATTCTAACGAACAGTTGACTGTTATTTCTGAGGCAGGTATGCGTTCATGGTTTAGGGATAAATTTATAGCATCTCCAAGCACACAGAAACTAGGTGGTTATGACCCTTACATGGATGAATATGTGTTCTCTATTAATGACGAAACACTTCCTATTGATGTAAAATGTTTTGAGTGTGGGATTAACCAATTTTTTAATTATAATTTAACGACAGAAACTTTATGTTTTAATGTTGGTCAATTAGTTGGTCAAGTAGAAATTACAGTAAATGTTCAATTTTCTGAGACAGGTTCTTTTGAAATGGAAAGCACATATGATGGGTCATCTACTCAAACAATTTTATCTGAAGGTGTTAACACAATTACAATTAATAAAGATAAAGTTTTAGTTGAAAAAATTGATTTATCTTTTTCAGGATCTGTTGTTGCAGATGTAAGCTTATCATTATCCTGTCCTAACGCTAATACAATAGAAATTATTCAGGTATGCGTTTCGGATAATGCAGACGCAGGAAAGTTTATACATAACCAGTATAGATGGGTAGATGGAGCTTTTGTTTCTCCACTACATCAAGAACAAATTCAGTTAGATACATCAACGAGTTATCCTATTGTTTCTCAGTATAGCTCTGTGTCTGGACCTCAAGGTGCAGGTATTATTCCTGCAGACGGTGCTATTGTATCGATAATATCTAACAAGATTAAACCTACTGACACGTTTGTTTTTTCTAACCCACCAAATAATTTTAAGTATTTAAGGAGTGCAACACTGTATGCAAATACACCTGTCTCTGTTCAAAACTTAATAAATGCTGCCACTACTGGTGTAGTTGATGCATCAGGTGCACCATCTACATATCTGTCAGAATTTACTATGCCATCAGGGAATGATGGTGATTATTTGTATTTAATATATGACTACAGAAAACCTGTTTTATCAAACCTTTGCTACTCAACAACTAGTCCTTTTGATTCTTGTTGTGGGTGTAGCGGAGAGCAACCTTAAAAAATAATTATGAAGTATATAAATAGCTGGAAATCAAGTGCAAAACAGTCAGATAAAATTGACATTACTATTCGTTTAGGTAGTATTACATTTGTAAAAATTTATTTTGATAATAGTAGTAATAAATTTATATTAACTTTACTGAACTTTACTTTAAAGAATTAAAATGGCAGTATCTGTAAATTATTATTTGAATGGGCCTAGCTTATCTACTGCAACGGCAATATTTACCGATGTTGATTTAACTATATGTGCGCCTGATGGATGGTATTCAGATGGAGTAATTTCTAGAAAATTAGTTGGTTGTAAATTATTAACACAACAAACCTGTTCAGGTTGTAATGAAAACAGATTAAAGCTTCAATTTAATAATAACTCAGCATCAGATTTGTTTTGTGCAGGAAGCTCAGAGTCTATTATTTATATGGCTCTTGGTGATGTTTTTAGTACGACCACTCAAATTTATCAAGACTCAGCATTAACAATTCCTGCAATAGATGGGTTTTATAGAGAGCCTTTTAATGCTAATTATCGTGAACAACAATCTAGTGTTTTAGGATCATTAACCGCAGGACCTACTTGTTCGGGAGGATTTTTTATATCAGGTCTTAGTAGTACTTGTAATTCTTTTTGTACAACAAACTACTTAATAAGCGTTTCAAAAACCTCAGTTAGCGGAAACGATTACTCCACACTAACAATAGGTGATGAGATAGTTGGAGGATTGGCTAATGGATATTATGCTTATGCAGCAACTAGTACAAATACTGCGACTGGTACATTTAAAGTAATGGAAATATTAAGTAACCAAATTGTTGATATTAGTTTATGTGTAAATGGACAATGTCAATCTCAATAAATAAAAAATATGCCAAAATATACATTAACATATGACGATGGGGTAAAAGGGTTTCCATCTTTCTACTCTTATTTTCCTGACTACATGATAGGAATGAATAACTATTTTTATACATTCAAGCAAGGAAATCTTTACAGGCATAATACAAACGAAACAAGAAATAATTACTATGGTGTTGATTATGATTCTAAGATTACTTCAGTGTTTAATGATGAGCCATTAATGAATAAGATTTTTAAGACACTATCCTTAGAGTCTGATTCTTCATGGAGTGCTAGTTTAGATAGCGACCAGCAGTCTAGTAACTTTATTTCTTCTAGTGACTTTGAGGAAAAGGAGGGTGGATACTTTGGTTATATTAGGGCATCTAATTCAGACCCAGCCTTATCATCTCAATATACTTTAAGGTCAGCTAATGGGATTGGAAGTAATACGTTTGCCAACACAACAGACCCGTCAGCTGTTGTAATTAATTTTAGTATTTCACCACTTGTAAGTATTGGAAACATTATAAGTATTGGAGACTTGTTGTACATAAAGTCTGGAAGTGTTGTTACCTTAATCGGTAAGGTTATAGACAAGGTGGAGGATATTGCAAACGGAGAAAATTATTTAGTTGTTGACACCACTATAACAAACTCTGCTGGAGACGTTATAGGTAATTTACCTCCTGAGACTCCTGTTTATTATTTCTTTATTAAGAATGGAACTGCCGAGTCACATGGATTGTTGGGTCATTATGCGGTGTTTACTTTAACAAACGGAAACACAAGTGCTGTCGAGTTGTTTGCAATAGAGTCAGAGGTTATGAAATCATTTCCTTAAAATTAGTATCTTTGAGGTAAGAATATATTTTAAATTAAATTAAATGAGCAGTAAGTTATCGGTTAATTTTATAAAAAAATTAGAATCATTACAAAATATAATTATAGAAAGCGATAACGAACAAACATGTGGAGATGGAAAAAATTTAGTTAATAATGAAGAGTTTCCAATAACAAACAATTTTACTGATGGATTATATATGCGTCAGATGAAAATGATGGCAGGCTCTATAGTAGTAAGTGCTATACATCATACCAATCATTTTTGGTTTTTATTGTCTGGAAAAGTTATAGTAGAAGATGAAAATGAAACTATAGACCATATAGCTCCTTGTTGGTCTTACTCATTGAAAGGAACTAAACGATTAATTAAATGTGTAGAAGATTGTGTGTGGATAAATGTAATAGCGAATCCAACAGACACAAGGGACATGAAAGAAATAGAAGATAATTTTTTTTCAATTACTTTAGAAGAATATAATAAAAAAGAAAAAACATGGCAGGAATAGCAGCAGGGATTGGTTTAGGTTTGACGGCAATAGGAATGGGTGCATCCTTTTTGCAGGCAGGTAAACAACGTAGAGCTCAAGAAAAAATTGACCGTGAGGCTGAAAAGGTAATGGCTGCAGCTAGAAAAAAACTTGAGGTAAACTACTTACAAGCGTTAGCTGTAAATAAGCTACCATACGAATTAGAGCGTGAGGCTTTATTGGTTGCAGGGGCACAGGGTGTTGATGCAGCTAGAGAGTCTGAGCGAGGTGCGGCAGCAGGTGTTGGTAGAATACAACTAGCGCAACAAAAAGGTCAGCAGGGAATTCGTAAAGCAATGAGTGGAGAGATGACTGCATTAGATAGGGCAGCAGCAGCAGAAGAATCAAGGCTTCGTGATGTTGGTGTTCAGTTAGATTTAGGTGAAGTTGCAGGGGCACAAATGGCATCAGCAGATGCAGGTCAGGCAGCAGCGGCAGCACAGGCACAAGGATTTCAACAGTTAGCATCGTTTGGTGCACAGGCTTTAGAGGCCGCTCCATTGTTTTCAAAGAGCGCAGGTGTTAGAGCGTCTAACAAGGCATATAGAGACGCTAATATAAAAGGTAAAGAGGCTTACATGAAGGCTAATCCAAATGCTGGTTTTTTGGGTATTGGAACAGGATATAGAAAAGCATCAGGAAATTTAGGTAGACAGGCAGTTTTAAATAAATCAACATTCAATCAGATTACAAAAAACAATCCAAATTTTATAGATCAATTTAATAAAGCTCAAGGAAAACAAGGTATTCAATTTAATGAAGAATCTTTTTTAGCTAACCCACAAGGCTTTATAGGTAGGGGTAGTGTAGAACAGCAGGCTTTATTTAATAATGCTTTAACTGGAGTTCAAATGAGTCCTATAGAAGATGAAGATCAGTTTGTAGTTGAGGAACAGGATTTATCAGGTATTGATCCAATGAATTTATTAGGATACCTAAGTAATAAAAGAATAAGGTAAATGACAACATATTATAAGTACGCAGAAAGGGATGCAAGCAGTCAGGTAAACTGGGCGGAGATTACCTCTAATATGGTAAACTCTCTTAAAGAGGTTGAGGCTATTAGAGAGTCTAAGAGGCAGGCTATTAATGATGCTACTACAGAGTTAAGTAGAACCCTTTCCGAAGCTCCACAAGGAGAGCACAGTGGTTTAAATGAGTTTGCTATGACCTATGCAAATAACGCACAACAGATGCGTTTAATGCAGGATCAGTTACTAAAGTCAGGTCAGTTAAGCTTAAAAGACTATAATATTGGGCGTGCTAACCTTACTGAAGGAACTACTCAGCTTTTTAATTTAGGAAAAAAATATCAGGCCGTTTACAAAGAAAAAATGGATAGGTTTAAAAACGGTGAGTCTGGAATGCAAGAGCAATTCCAAATGGCAGAACTTGAAGCCTTTGCAAACTTTTCTAATCATGAGGCTTACATTAACCCTACAAATGGTAAAATAAGTGTTGGTAAGTTAATAACAGAAGAATTAGACGGAAAGACTGTTACTACAATGGATAAAGCTCCTGGAAGTTTTATTACTGTTCAGGAACTTAATTTTTCTGTTGCACAAAAAGTAGACAAGTATAAGCTTGATAGTTTAGATGCAGACATAGACAGGTTGGCTACAAAATATGTAGAGACATTCGGGCCAAATTTTTCTATTGACGATGTGAGGCAAATGCCTGAGTTTAAGAAAATGAAGCAGGACATGATAAACAAGCAGATGGCTTTAGGAAGCCAGTCAGTAGGTAGCATGTTGTCTGATTACGTTGGAATTGCACCTAATGGGGAAGCGTATAGTTATACAAGAGACCCTAACAAGCAAGACGAAAACACTATACTATTAGTTGCTGACCCTGGTCAACCAGGTTCAGGAAGGCTTGTACCAGACTTCAGTAGTGAGATTGGAAAGAAACAGTATAAAGAGGCAGAAGGTTTTATTGATAGAGAGATTGAAAAACAACTAAGTCGTACAGAGACTAAAACAGAGCCTAGGCCACCAAGAGAAAAAAGTGCAGCTAAAACACTTGAAGAACAACAAGGAAGTGTTGTTGACTTATGGAACTCGTTGTATAGTACAAAAGACCCTGCTAAAAGAAATAGTATTATTAGTTCTATTATTTCTAGTCCATACAATAAACAAGCTAAGAATACTTTAGTTGATATAGAATTTGTTTCAAGAAAAAATAAAGACGGGGTAATGCAAGACTTTATGGAAGTGAGTTATGTAAATCCTGCAGGTAATAGAACTGGAGATAATGCTATTCCTATAACTGACAGTTATGTAGATTGGGCAGGAGCAGGAGTAGAGATTCATGGGGTTCAAGACAAAGCTAAAAGAGAAAAAGGATTAAGTAAAGAATCAATATTTGGAGGTGGAGAAGGAAATTCATTTGAAGGAACAAGGGCAGGAAGAGGTGATGATACTGTTGAAGAAGCAACGTTTAATGTTTCATTTGACACGTTTGTTAACAAAAAAGTTGAACAAGCTATTAAGTTGTACGGAGATAATGACCAAAATTTAATTCCTAACCTTTTTAAGTTTGATAAAGAATTTAGTAAATTAGGTGCAATAGCCGTAGATACTGGTATCAATACATACGATATATCAATACCAGGAGTAGATAAAGTTTTTAAGGTCACTCAAAAAAATATAAGAACTAGACTGCCTATAATAATAAGAGCAGTATATAAACAATTAGGGTTAGATAAGGAGTTAAGAAATAAATTATCAAAGATGACTGATGCTGAAAAAAAAGAATGGGAAAAAAATAACCCAGGTTCTGAAATAAAAGATATTTTAAAGAGTGATAAAAGAGAAGAAAGCACAACAACATCAGCACCTGCTAGTCCAGTAATTGACGGCTCTAAATATAACACAAACTAATGAACGAACAAGCATTTAAAGATTTATACGAAGAATTTAAAAGGACAGGTTACTTAGGAACAGAAGCTGATTTTAAAATATTAATGAGTACAAGTTCTGATGCATTTAGCGATGGATTTAATCAGTTTACAAGCACAGGGTATAATGGAGATGCTGACGCATTTGCACAACTTATTGGGGTAAGCAATCCATTAAAAAAAAAAGACGAATCAGATTTTATCACTCAAGATCCAAATGTGGGATTGGTTACGGAAGACATTTCTTCGGATACACAACCACAGACTGAACAAGACTTTTTTGAGGGAACTTTTGGTGACATACTAAGAGGGTTTGATAAATATACACAAACAGGATTAGGAGACTTTGTGGACGACATGGCTCGTAGTGTTGCTACTGGTTACTATCAAGGACAGGTTGCTGAGGATGCATCAGACATACTACTACGAGGTGCAAACGCAACCGATGAAGACATATATAGTTTTATCGAAGCCAATAAAGAGGCACAAAAACTAGGTCCATCTGATGAGATGATGGAGTACCAAAAGACCTACGAAGAAAACGGAAAAGGTTTTATGGGAGTTGTTATGGGGTTAGCTAAGTCAGGATTACAAGTTATTCCTGAAGTTATACTTAGCTCTATCTTCTCTATGGCTACCAATAAAGATTCTTTAGTAGCTGGAGGCACAATACTAGGTTCAGGTGCAGCAGTAGGAGCAGGTTCAGGAGCTCTAGCAGGTGGTGTTGGAGCAGTGCCAGGTGCAATAGCAGGTGCAGCAGCAACACTTCCATACGCAGCAGCAGCAGCAGGATCAGTTCTTGAGATGGGTGCGACATTCTCTGAGTTACTACAGGAAGAGATTGATGGAGAGCTTACTCCTGAAAAAATTAGAGAGGCATTAAATGACGATAAAATATATACGAGTCTGCGAAATAAGGCATTAGCTAGAGGTCTAACCATTGGTGTTATTGATGCGTTTACAGGTAGGTTAGGTGGTAAGGTTGCAGGTGGAATTCTTAGAAAGGCTGGTAAAGGTGCAACTAAAGGCACAAAAATAAAATCTGTTTTGGCTGCATCAGGAATTGAATCAGTAGGTGGTTCAGTAG